TCAGTTAGAAATTTAGTCGAAACTATACCTACAGAAAGGTTTTTTAACCCAATTTTAGGTACAGACATTCGTGATACCTTATTTGATAACTATGACCGTATGAATGTAATGATGATTGAGGATCAAATTCGTGAAACCTTGAGTAATTTTGAACCTAGAGTTAGTAATGTTGGTGCTACTGTCAAAGCTAGACCAGATGATAACGTATTAGACATTAATGTATTTTTTGATATTAATGGATTAGATATACCAACACAATCATTTTCTTTTATTTTAGAACCAACAAGATAATATGCCCTTTACCCAATTTACAAGTTTAGATTTTGAAGAAATCAAAACGCAAATAAAAGATTTTCTTCGATCAAATTCAAATTTTACTGATTTTGATTTTGAAGGTTCTAACTTTTCAGTTTTACTTGATACTTTAGCATATAATACATATATTAATTCATTTAATGCTAACTTAGTTGCAAATGAATCATTTTTAGATTCCGCAACCATCAGAGAGAATGTAATATCACTTGCAAGAAATATTGGTTATGTACCCCGTTCAAAAACCGCTGCAACAGCACAAATTAGAATCGCTGACATAAACGTAGGTGCAACAAATGATAGCACTACAAAGTTTTTAACACTACGTTCAGGACTTGTTTGTGTTGGTAGTGCAGAAAATACAACTTATCGTTTTTCGATATCAGATAATATAACCTCAACAAGAGTTAGAGATATAGGTGGCACATCATTTGCACAGTTTGATGATCCAATCACAGTTCATGAGGGAACACTTCTTCAAAGAGTTTATAGAGTAGATACAGGAGTATCTCAAAGATTTATTATTGATAGTCCAAATATTGATAGTTCCACAATCAGAACTTTCGTATCAGGTCCTGCTGATGTTACAATCGGAAGAAAATATAGTATGGTTGATAATATTTTAAATATTGATAAAAATTCTGAAATATTTTTAGCACAAGAAGTTCAGGATGAAAAATATGAAGTATTATTTGGTGATGGTTTATTTGGTCGTAAGTTAGAAAACAATTCTGTTATAACAGTCAGATATATTGTAACTGAAGGTGAAACTGGAAATGGTGCATCTAATTTTAGTTTTCAAGGAACATTTACAAAAAGTGATGGAACAATATTTACACCTTCTGATAGTGTTACAGTAACTACCGTTTCAAACGCTTCTAATGGTGCTGAAGTTGAAGATGTGTCCTCTATTAAGTATTTTGCTCCAAGACTTTATTCAGCACAATATAGAGCAGTTACACCAAGAGATTATGAAGCGATAATTGGTACTATATACCCTCAAACAGAGTCTGTTGCAGTCGTTGGTGGAGAAGAATTAGACCCACCACAATTTGGTAAAGTTCAAATTAGTATTAAACCAAAAAATGGTACTTTTGTTTCAGATTTTGATAAATCTCAAATTAAAAACAAATTAAAGAATTACGCTATCGCTGGTATTAATTCTGAAATAGTAGACTTAAAAATACTATATGTAGAGATTGATACTACCGCATACTATAATTCTTCACAAATATCATCAGCAACAGATTTAAGAACTTCAATTATTAGCTCTTTAAATGGATATGCAAATAATGTAGAGATTAATAAATTCGGTGGTAGATTTAAATATAGTAAAGTATCCACTCTAATTGACCGTGTAGATAATGGAATTACATCTAACATTACAAAAGTGATTGTTAGAAGAGATTTGAAGGCATTATTAAATCAATTTGCTCAATATGAACTTTGTTTTGGTAACAAATTTAATATTAATCCTGCAGGATATAATGTAAAGAGTACTGGATTTACAATTAATGGTTTTAATGATACTGCATATATCACTGATATTCCAAATAAAAACACTGCTGGTAACTTAGATGGCAGTAATATGGGAACACTCAGTGTGGTGACTAAAAATAACAAAGGTGAACAGAGAGTTATTGTTAAAGATGCAGGTGTTGTTGACTATAAAAAAGGAGAAGTTATTCTAAACACAATTAACATAACATCAACTGTAAGTGAAAATAACATAATTGAAGTACAGGCATTCCCAGAATCAAATGATGTTGTTGGATTAAAAGATTTGTATCTCAGTTTTGATGTATCAAAGAGTACAATAAATACAATTAAAGATGTAATTTCTTCAGGTGAAGATGTTTCAGGAGTTGTGTTTACCAGAGATTACTATACATCAAGTTACTCTAATGGAGATTTAGAGAGGAAATAATTTATGTCACAAATTGACAAAAGAATACAAGTCAATACAATTATTGAGAATCAGTTACCTGAGTTTTTGGTATCTGATTTTCCTAATGCTACAGAGTTTTTAAAACAATATTATATTTCACAAGAGTTTCAAGGTGGTGCAACTGATTTAATTACTAATTTTGATCAATATTTGAAAGTAGATAATTTAGTACCTGAAGTTGTTGTAGGTGTTACAACGATTTCTGCAGGAATATCAACTAGTGATACAACTATAACTGTTCCTAGCACTAAAGGTTTTCCATCTGAGTATGGATTACTTAAAATAGATGATGAAATAATATCATACACTGGAATAACTTCAACAACATTTACTGGTTGTATTCGTGGATTTAGTGGTATCACTGGATATAATGTTGGTATTTCATCCTCTCTTCTTAATATAAATCGAGAGAGTTTAAAATTTGATGATACAACAGCAACTTCTCATACATCTGGATCTAGTTTAACAAACTTATCAGTATTATTTCTTCAAGAATTTTTCAAAAAGTTTAAGAAAACTTTTTTACCTGGATTAGAGAATAATGATTTTGCAGATAATTTAGACGTAGGTAATTTTGCAAAGTTTGCTCGTTCATTTTACCAATCAAAAGGTATTGAAGAATCGGTAAGAATTTTATTTAAAGTATTATATGGAGTAGAATCGAGAGTATTAGATTTAGAAGGTAATTTAATTAAACCATCTGATGCTGAATTTATACGTCGTGAAGTTGTTGTAGCAGATTTAATTACACCAACTGGAGAACCTCAGAACCTAACAGGACAAACAATATTTAAATCAACTGATACTTCAACAAGTGCTTCAGTATCAGAAGTTGAAATAATTAAGAGAGATGGAAGAAATTATTATAAAATTGCATTATTTGTTGGGTTTAGTGATCGTGACTTAATAGAGGGTGTATTTACTGTTCCTGGTAATACAAAAATTCTAGATCAAGTATCTGCTGGTTCTTCAATTATCAATGTAGATTCAACTGTAGGGTTTGGTACTACTGGAACTGTTATCAGCGGTGCAAATTCTTCAATTAATTATACCTCAAAATCAATAAACCAATTCTTTGGATGTAGTGGAGTAGGTGTTGGTCTAGGTACTGCAGATAATATTAGAGCAGATGAAACAATCTTTGGATATGAGAATGGTGATTTATCAAAGAGAATTGATTTAAGAATTACAGGTGTATTATCTGAATTAGTTCCAATTACGGATATAAGTTTGATTAATGAAGGTGAAAACTTCTTTGTTAAAAATATTGGTGAAAAAATTGAGAATGATAGTAAAAATTATAAACAGATATTTGCTAATTCTTGGATCTATAATACAAGTTCAAGATTTCAAGTTGATATACCAGTTGGTGGTTCAACCTTCACCTTAAAAACTCCAATTGATAAATCATCTCTTAAAGTTGGTGATAGATTTGATATCTTAAAAAGAAATCAACAAGTTATTGCTGGTAGTGGTACAGTTGCCAGTATTAATACTGGATTAAATCAGATAACAGTATCAAACATTGCTGGATTTACTCAAGATGCAAATCAATTATATGATATTCGTAGAAAAGTTGAAAAGGCATCGAGCTCTGGTGTAACTCTTACTCAAGGTAATGATAGTATTATTGCAGATACTTTAAGTGTTTACACTGATGGAAATGTTGATGGTTATGTTGCATCAAACTCTTTACCGAGTTATGACATAACAACAAATATAATAGAAGAGAATCTTACAGGTGGAACTGCTGCTGGATTAGATGGTTTTAATCCTTTGAATGATCGATATAGTTTTATTAACTTTAATATTGGTAGAAATATAAAATTTATTCAAGGTGATGCTGTTACTTATCTACCAGAGGGTGAAGTACTAGTTGGATTGGATACAGGCAGAACATATTTTGTAGATCCTGTTATACCTCAACCAGGTCAAGATATTACAAAGATTAGAATATTTAACTCTCTAGCACAAATTGGATCTGCAAGTACTGTTCAAGTTGGTCCTACTACATCTACAAGTGATGTTCATAGATTTGTATTAGAAAAGCATAAAAGCAGAACGTTAGAGGCAGATAAGATATTAAGAAAGATTCCTCTATCTCAAAACTTATTTGTTAGTTCAAATCAAGATATACCTACAAATGATATTGGTATATTAATAAATGGTGTTCAGGTTCGTTCACCTATTTCAGATAATCAGATATATTATGGTCCTTTAGAATCTATTGATTTATTAAACGGTGGAAGTGGATATGATGTTGTTAATCCACCAATCGTTGGTATTGAAACAAGCACAGGAGTTGGTGCTGCTGTTGAACCAATCATACAAGGTACAGTCAAAGAAGTATTTGTTGATCCTCAAGAATTTGATATCGATGCAGTTACAAGTATTTCACTTACTGGTGGTAATGGAACTGGTTGTTTATTACAACCAATTTTAGGAACTCGAAATAGAGAATTGCAGTTTGATAGTAGGGATGTATTCTTCAATGGTGGTGTAGATATTGCAAATGAAACTATAACATTTAAAACAGTTCATAGTTTAGATAATGGTCAATTGGTTTACTATGGTTCAAATGGTAATGCTCCAATTGGTATTGGAACTGCTTATGATCCTGCAAACATAGTTGCTGGCACTCTATCTGATGGTGCTCCATATTTTGTAAGAATAGTTAATCCATCTACAGTTAGATTATTCAATAGTAAAAATGATGCATTATTTGGAACTGCAGGTATAAACACTGTAGGATTATCAACTGATACAGCAGCAAGTGGTGTTCATAAATTTAGAACAGAAAGTAGAAATACTTTAGTCGCAGTCAAAGTTTTAGAAGAGGGCTCTGGATATACTCATCGTAAGTTAAGAGTTAAACCCACTGGTATTTCAACATCTTTAAACGTTGTTACTTTTAAGGATCATGGATTTAATAGTGGTGAAATTGTAGAATATTCTGCAGAAACAACAGCAATACAAGGATTAACTACAACATCATCATATTATATTAAAAAATTAACTGACAATACATTCCAACTAGCAGATGCTGGTGTAGGTGGAACTTCGATAGTTAATTATAATAGAGGTAAATATGCTGACTTTACATCTTCAGGTGAAGGATTTCAAATATTTAATTATCCTCAAATTAAAGTCAATGTTGATGTTTCTTATGGATCAACAATTACAGGTGATATTACAATTACTCCTGTCGTAACGGGTGAATTAATTGGTGGATATCTTTATGAGCAGGGAACAAACTATGGTTCCACAACTCTTGATAAAGAAGTCATACCTAAAGTTACTATTGAAAATGGTAAGTATGCAGAATTTAAACCAATTATAGTAAATGGTAAGATTATTGATGTAGCAGTTGTAAACAGAGGTAGAGAATATTATTCTAGTCCTGAAGTTAAAGTAATATCAACAGGTACTGGAGCAGGTGCTGTGGTTCGTCCAGTCATTGATAATGGTCAAGTAATAGACGCAATTGTCACTAATACTGGTATTGGTTATAGTAGCGTTGCAACAGAGATTAGAGCGTTTTCTAGAGGTGATAATGGAGTATACGCTGCAAGAGTTAGAAGTTTAACATTAAACAATACACATAGATTTGGTGATTCATTCTTATCTACAAAAGAAGATACTTTAAGATTCAGTATATTAGGTTATTCTCAAGATATTGCAAATAATTTTGAGAATACATTTACTGTTACTGGTAGTGGTGAATTTAATCAAATCATAGGTCACTCTCCAATTGTTGGATGGGCATATGATGGAAATCCAATATATGGTCCTTTTGGATATTCAGATGCAGATAATATTAACTCCAATTTAAAAATTATTACACCATCATATGTAACTGATATTAATAGAGTTACAAATCGTCCACCAGGTTATTCTGCAGGATTTTTTGTTGAAGATCACGTTTATAATGGAACAGGAGATTTAGATATTCATAATGGAAGATTTGGAAAAACACCAGAATTTCCAAACGGAGTTTATGCATACTTCTCTACTGTCGGTTTAGGAACTGGTACAAATAAATTAGAAGGACAATACCCATACTTTATTGGTAATACATATCGTTCACCTTTAATTGCAGAAAATCAAATATTAAATCAGGATTTTGATTTTAATAATTCAGGATTAAGGAGAAATACACTACCCTATAATGTAGATGAAGAATCTGCTGGAAATGATTTCGTAATTGAATCCTATGAACAAATAAGACAAATTTCAAAAATAGAGGCTGTAACTGAAGGTGGTGTTGATGCAATAACAATACTTAACGGTGGTGATGGATATAAAGTTGGTGATCTTACAGATTTTGATGATACTGGTACTAATGGTTCAGGATTCCGTGCTGAAGTTGATGAAATAGTTGGTATTGGAATTACTAATATTAATACAACTCTTACAAGTTTTGAAAATGCAGTATTTGAATGGAAAAGCGGTACTGAAGTTGTAGCAAATTACTTACCATTCATTGAATTAAATGATAAAGATGCAGTTTCTATATCTGGATTGAGTAGTTCAATAGTTAATCTAACTGATTCATTTAATATTGGTGTGACAACTAATCGAATTGGACTTGCAAAGGCAATGACTATTGGTTCTGCTGGTGGTTTGATTCAAGATATATTTGTTACGCAAATTCCAAATTCAGTTTCTATTGGTGGTTCATTAAGAGTTGGTTCAGGTAATGTAAGCAATGCTAGTGATATTGAATTATTAAGAGTTTTAAATGTATATCCATTAAGAAAAGTAATCAGAGTACAAAGACATACTGGTATTGCACATACTCTTGGATCAAATATTGATATATTAAATAATCAAATTAGTATTCCAGTTCAAACAAAGAAATTTGATTCTGAAACAAATGATATTATATACTTCAATGCTCCTCAATCTGTTGGAGTTGGAACTACATCTGGTGGTGCTATAAGTGTTGATAGAGTTGTAGGAGATATCGTAGAGAGGACACCTATACCTACTAGAGCAATTCATATACCAAATCATCCATTTAAAACAGGTCAAAAACTAACATTAAACAAAAGAAATGGTGCAAATCGTTTTGATGTAGGACGCACACCATTAGTCACTGAATTTAAACTCCCATTTATTGGTGCTAATTCGACTGAAGTGTATGTAATTGACAAAGGGGATGATAATATTGGTTTAGTTACTACTAGAGTTGGTATTGGTAGTACAAGTGAAGGATTATATTTCTACAGTAAAGGTTCATTAACTGGTATTTCTTCAGGACTATACTTCTTCCAGAGTAGTAAAGAACAAGTAACAGGTACTATTGATAAAATTATTACCACAGTATCAACAAATGTAGCAGCAGCAAATACTACAACACACAATCTTGTTGAAGGAGATACTATTAAACTCAATGTAGTACCTAATCTTAATGTTGGAATTGGTAATACAACACCTGTATCTGTAAATTATAATGAGGCATTTGAAAAATTACTTGTTAATCCAATATTATTCACTGCTTCTGATGTAGAAACAAATCAAATCGATTTGGTAGATCATGGATTTGAAACTGGTGATAAAGTATTTTATGATGGAGGTGCAACTGGATTAAGTACAGGGACATATTTCGTTAACAGGGTAAGTAGTAGAAGATTCCAACTTTCCGAAACAATTCTAGATATCAATTCAAATCCAGTAAGGACTGTAAATATTACAGCAAATACTGGTGGAGATAATCAATCTATCGCACCAATAAATCCAAGAATTGACGTAGTTAAAAATTCTAAATTAAACTTTGGTTTAACAAGTTCTACTTTATTAAACTTTGATTTCAAATTATTCTATGATAAAGAACTTACAAATGAATACTTAAGTTCACAAGATTCAAGCACTTTTAATGTTGGTGTTGGTGGAACAATTGGTATAGGAACAAATAATACTGATCCTATAGGTGCTGCTTTAACTGTACAATATTCTGCATCTTCACCAGGTAGATTATATTATGGATTAACTAAAGGTGGTTTCATAAGCACTGCTGATACTGAAGTATCTAATTATTCTGAAATTAGATTTATTGATAGTAAGTATAATGGAGAATATAAGATATCCAACGTTACTGCAGATACTTTTGATATTTCACCAAAAATTCCTGAGTTTTTAAGTTATAATTCTAATGACTGTGAGAAACTTGAGTACTCCACAAAATCAACTGCGGTTCACGGTGCAATCAAAAATTTAAATATCATATCACCAGGATTTAACTATAAGAAATTACCACAATTTAAATCAGTCACAAGTACAAATGGAACTGATGCAAACATAATTGCATCTTCAAATAATATTGGAAGAATTAAAAAAATAAGAATAGTTGATATTGGTTATGAATATTCTTCAGACAAAACTTTAAGTCCAGAAGCTTTTATATCACCTGTTGTTAATATTGATA